CCACCTCGTGTCGCTCAACTCTACGCATCTGGTTTCTTGTATCATAATAAAGAGTTGGAAAAAGAGATCAAGGTTGGTGATCGTCTCGAAGAGATGGATAGTGCCCAACTAGATAAGCTGGTTCTCCTCCTTAACGTGGAAGTGAGGAACAGGACCAACTCAACTTCGGAATTTACTGCGAAGAAGTGTAAGCAGTCTAAGATTGATGCCAAACAGCGTGGTCTTATTCGTAGCTTCCTCCGCAACAATCGCTGGATCGAAGAAAAGTTCTACGAAACCCGTGATAATATCCTCGACTAAAACTAAGGAGACGACCTAAATGGCTTGGTCCTATGATGCATCTGATCTGGATACGACTACTGCTTCTGGTCGTCTAAACACGGTTCGACTGTTGCTGGGTGATACTGATACCCTAGACCAACAAGTGCAGAACGAAGAAGTTACTTTTGCACTCTCTCAATCTAACGACAATGTATACTTTGCAGCGGCATGGCTCTCTCGAACTGTAGCCTCACAATACGCACGTAAGGTAGATGTTCAACTAGATGGTGCCCTCAGTGCTAAATATTCTGATCTTCATAAGCACTATGTATCTCTCGCAGAGACGTTGGAGTATCAAGGTAAGAAAACTGGGGCTGTTATTGGTGTTACTGCTGGTGGTCTCACTAAATCTGACGTTAGTGCTGTAAGAGCCAATACTAACCGTATTGAAGGTTCTTTCCGTAGAGATCGCTTCCGTAACCCACCTAGCTACGAGACCCCTGAATACGAGTGAGGTAACACCCCATGTATTTCCGCTCTTCTGACTTTCTACGTCTTGTAAGGGACTTTGGTGAAACCATCACTCTGCGTAAGACCTCTACTTCTGGAACTTATGACCCTACTACTGGCACTGTAAGTGGCACTGCAACGACAAACTACACCGTTACTGGTTACCTCTACAATGCCGAGAGTATGCCAGTCGATCAGGTGACTAAAGACACTAAACGGTGTGTTATCCCTGCCCTAGGTCTTGGTGTGGAACCTACTGATGAGGATGTGATTGTTCGTGGTAGCAGCACTCTTGTCGTGACGCATGTAACTACGATTTACTCTAATGGTTATGCTGTCTGCTACATTCTCCATTTGGAGGATTGATATGGCTAAACAGATTACCATTAACCAATCCTTTTACAAGAAGATGGGTCAACTACAGAATCAAGTAAGGGAGAAGGTTTGGACTAAAGGTGAGGAAGTTGTTTCTTACGCAGTAGCTATCAGCCCTGTTTATTCTGGTGCTTTCGTAGAGTCATTCTCCGTAGTTCCTAGAGGCTCTGGTGGTGGTCGTAGCCGTAGTTCAGAGGGCAGGCCAATCGTTGCTGATAAAGCTGGTAAGAAGCAGGAAGAGGCTGCAAGGTTACGTGCTGATGTTAGAGCTATTGATCCCTTAGAAGGGGATGGTTTCACTCTTCGTAACCGTGCGCCACATGCTAATGTTGTTGAAGCAAAACATGCAGTGTTCCTCAGAACTAAAGATAGGTTTAGATAATGGCATCAGTATATGACGACATCCGATCTGCTTTTGAGGTAGCACTGAACAACGTCACTGACGTACCTTCTATCGCTTGGGAGAACTTTAGTTTCACCCCTACTACCGGACAATCTTACGTTAAACCTAGATTGCTTCCTACTCGACGTGAGCCTGCTGTAAGAGGCACTAACCCGCAAATGTATTACCAAGGGGTCTTTCGTGTGGAATGTTATGTTCCAGAAGGCAATGGCCCTGCTGCTGGTGATGATCTAGCAGACAAGATAATCGAAGCCTTCGAGGCAACGACTGATTTATCACACAATACCACCCTTGTTTCCATCCGCTATGCTGAACGTGAGCTAGGCGAGATTGATGGTGCATTCTATATGATACCAGTCAATATAGGTTGGTATTGCTACAAATAATCCTATAGGAGAATAACAATATGGCTTTCGCACAAGGCTCTCGTTCCCGCCTTGCTTATGGTGTCGAATCCACTTTCGGTACCGCTGCAAGCACTTACACTAACCTGCCATTCAACACTCACTCGTTGAACTTGACTAAAGACCGTGTTGCTGGCAATGAAATCCAGCCTGACCGTATGCCCCGTGTTGATCGTCATGGCAACCGTCAGACTGCTGGTGACATTGTGGTTGACCTTCGTGATGGTGACTACGACGATCTGATTGAATCGGCAATGCTGTCCACCTTCTCGACTGGTGTGATTAAAGTTGGCACTACCCCTAAATTCCTGACTTTGGAAGATTACGCTTCGGACATTGACCAAGCCCGTCTGTTCACTGGTATGGCTGTAAACACTATGGCTGTGTCGTTGGCCCCTAATCAGATGGTGACTACCACCTTCGGCATGGTTGGTAAAGACATGACCATCAGTTCCACTGAGAAGACTGCTTCGGCTGCTTCTGGTGCTGCACCCTTCGACAGCTACAGTGGTGACTTGGCAATCGGTAACGTAGGTGGCTCGTCGGCTGTTGCTATCGTAACTGGCATGGACTTCACCTTGACTAACTCTTTCGCACCTACCTTCGTGATTGGCAACGACAGTGCGCCTAGCCTTGAGTATGGTCGTGCAGAAGTAGAAGGCAACCTGACTGCTTACTTTGAAGACGTAAGCCTGATCAACCGCTTCCTGAACGAGACCGAAACTGAGATTGAAGTGTCGGTAGACGATCCTACTGGTAGTAACACCTACACATTCTTGTTCCCCAAAGTTAAGATTAACTCGGCTGACGTTGGCGTAGATGGCCCAACTAGCCGCATCATTAACCTTTCGTTTGTGTCGCTGTACGACAGCACCGAAGGTTCTAACTTGGTTATCACTAAACAAGTTTAACAGAATCCCTACGTAGGGGCGTGGGGGATGCCTGTCGGGTGGTGTCCCCCACACTTATTAAACAATAACCCGATAAACTTTAATAACCCTGACACCCAATTAAAGGAATACCCGAATGGACCTTAAAGACCTTACACCAAAATCTGATGAAATCGTTGTAGTCATTAAACATCCCGCTACTGGGGAACCTCTTAAGAACGACAATAAGAGTGAAATGACTATTACCATTTATGCACCCCACTCCAAGGAGTATAAGAAAGTACTGCATGAGCAGACTAACAAGCGACTAAAGAAGATGCAATCTAAAGGCAATAAGGATATTACTGCTGAAGAGATTGAAGAAGCTACGCTTGAGGCTCTGGCTAAGACGACCAAAGAGTGGAATATTACATACGGTGGGGAACTCCCCAAACTGACATTGGCTAAGGCTCGTGAAGTCTATGAAGATGTCTTTTGGATTCGTTCTCAAATCGAGGGGGCTATCGAAGACTCTCTGGATTTTATGAAAGCCTAACTTGTCAGTTGTGTGAATGGGCTGAACATCAGTTTAAGCTCAACAAGCCTGACAAGGACGGCACTACAGAACGAGAACACTTGGAACAAGTAGAAAGGCAGACCGGACGTAGACTTGAAGCATTGGAATCCCCGACATATTTCCCACCGCTTCTTGAACACGTTTGGTCTGCCTTTATTAGTTTGAGTGGTAGCCGTAGTATGGGTTTTAGTGGCCCTAATCCTATTGGCTACAGCGACATAAAAGACTACAAAGAACTGACCGACACCCCTCTGTCCGGGTGGGAAGTAGATACTATTATGGAACTCGACAGAGTTTATATGGGGGTAGCCAATGGCTGACGATATTAAGATTATTATTGGTGTCGATGCCACACCCGTTGAGCGGGCTGTTAGGGTTATGGATAACCTTGAGGCAGAAGTTCGCAAGGTTGAACGTGCCGAGAAGGCTGGTCTTATTACCAAAGAACGAGCTAAAGCTGAAACCGACCGTCTTACTGCAAGTATGCAGAAACTAAAGACGGTTGCTAATGGCAGCGTATCTGATTTTAATAAGTTTGAAAAGAGTTTATATGGCTCTGGTAAAGCTGCCCGTCGTAATGAGGTAGCGTTCCAGCAAGCGGGCTATCAGTTTCAAGACTTTATTGTTCAGGTTCAGGGTGGCACTAATCCCCTTATAGCATTTTCTCAGCAGGGTTCTCAATTAGCAGGCTTCTTTGCTGGCCCTTGGGGTGCAGCTATTGGCCTTGGTATAGCTGCTGTCGGTGCTTTGGGCACAGCTATCATGGGGACAATGGGTCAGATTAAGTCTTTTGAAGATCAGTTAAAAGAGACAACAACTTCCCTAGAGGCCTATTTTGATCTTATTGGGGAGCATAAAGAGTCTTTTGGCGATACTTTTGACTTAGCTACAAAGAATCTGGTTAAGATTTCGGAGGCATACAAAGACCTTTTAGCCATAGCCAAGATAGAGGCTTTTGATGGTATAAATAAACTCAACGATTCTCTAACAAAATCTGTCCTAAGTGCTAGTTATCTTAAGACTGAGATTCAGGATGTCGGTGATCTTATAAACGAGGGTTTTGTTGCAAAAGTATCCGCTGGCTTGGGTGGAAAAGCAGGAACAGAGATTAGGGGTATGTATAATGCCTTGGTCCAGTTGCGAGAGGCCCCAACGCTAGATGCTCAATATCAAGCCGCCCTTAAGGTAAGAGAAATATTCAAGCAGAATGTAGATGTAACGGGAGAATTAACTGATCAACAGAAGCAATTCTGGAGAGAGCTGTCCACTACTATCCAAAAGATGGAACTTCTTGGTGCAGCAACGAACTTAGCTAATGAAAAGCCGTTTGACCAGAATGAGCTTGACATTATGATTGACGGCATCAACACCTATCTGGACGCTTATGTCGCAGGCCAGAAAGGTGCATACGACGAGGCCGTTCGTATTGCTGCTAAAGCAAAAGCTGAAAAGGAAGCTATGACCAAGGACGAAATTGATGTTATGACAAATAGCATCAATACTTACTTGGACGCTTATGTCGCAGGCCAGAAAGGTGCATACGACGAGGCCGTTCGTATTGCTGCTAAAGCAAAAGCTGAAAAGGAAGCTATGACCGAGAACGAAATTGATGTTATGACAAATAGCATCAATACTTACTTGGATGCTCACGAAGCGGGATTGTCTGCTCTTGTAAAAAACCAAAAAGAACTCAATGACGCTGCCGGAGAACTTGGCACAAGGTTGGGTATATCTTTTGCTACAGCTTTGTCTATTATCCGGCAAGCCAAAGTAGAGGCTATGGTGGGTCTTGATGCCTTTGGGGGTGGCGGAGACTATCGTTACGATCTACCACAAACTATTACGCCTGATAAGCCCGAGAAGGCTCGTGGTGGCGGTGGTAAGTCTCCTGCCGAAGCTCTTGAAGAATACCTCAAGAAAGCAGAGCAAGAAGTTGAACTTAAGCGAAAGCAAGTAGGTCTAACGGAAGCTCAAGCAAGAGCAATCGAACTTGAAACCAAATTCCTTGAGGCAAAAGTTCCCTTAGATAAGACCCGTATTAAAGCTCTTGTCGCAGAAGAGGAAGCCCTTCGTAAGGCTACCGAAGCAGAAAACCGTCGCACTAGCATGATTCAGAGCTTTGAGAGCACTATTGAGAATGCTCTTATGTCGATGGTAGATGGCTCTCAGTCCGTAGAAAATGCCTTCAAGGGAATGCTACGCAATATCCTTCTGGAGATTTACAAACAACAAGTGGCTAAACCTGCTGCTGAGGGTATTGGCAATCTCTTGAGAAAAGGTGCTATGGCAATCTTTGGTGGTGGTCAAACTACACCTTCTGCCTATGGTAACGTATTCCAGAATGGTTCTGTTAAAGCATTTGCTAATGGTGGTGTCGTAAACGGAGCTACTTTCTTCCCAATGACCAATGGCACTGGACTCATGGGTGAAGCTGGCCCAGAGGCTATTATGCCCCTTAAGCGTGGGCCTAATGGTAGACTGGGTGTAGAGGCTTCTGGTGGTCAGCAGGTTGTCGTTAATCAGTCGTTTAACTTTGCTGCTAACGGTGATGAGAGTGTCAAGAAGATCATTGCTCAAGCTGCCCCTCAGATTGCTCAAATGACCCAGAAACAGATCATGGATAGTCGTAGACGTGGCGGACAGATGAAAGCGGCATTTAGTTAATAGAGGATACTATGGCGATTAGTTACCCAATGAATACTCCTACTACTATTGGTATTGAGAGTATCACACTACGTGCAGTTAATTCTGTTACGACATCCCAATCTCCTTTTACTTATAAGCAACAGGTAGTAGACTTTGGTGGACAGAGGTGGGAAGCCTCTGCCTCCATCCCAAGTGTTCATAGGGATAAGGCTGCTGAGTGGGCTACCATGCTAGTGGCTCTGAGAGGCCCTGTGGGGACGTTCCTATTGGGTGACCCCGACTATGTTACTCCTAGGGGTGATGCCTCTTCTGTGGTCGTCACAGGCTCTGCTGGGGACTCTACGGTGGATGTAGTTATGACTGGCACTCTCAAGGCTGGGGACTACATTCAATTAGGTAGCGGCTCTTCTGCTAAGTTGCATAAGGTTCTTCTGGATCAAACTGGAAATGGTAACCTAGAGATTTGGCCAGCTTTAAGGTCTGACTATACATCCGCAACAGCGACGATAGATTCACCTAAAGGGGTCTTCCGACTAAAACAGAACATGGCTGAATGGTCGATTAACAATGCCAGTATCTATGGCATCAGCTTTGAAGCAGTAGAGGTAGTTACCTAATGGGATTTTTGATGAAACAAACTTATGCTGGGGGATTTTAAATCGTGGCAGATAAGAAAATTTCCCAATTAACAGCCCTAACGGGTGTTAATGTTGATGATGCAAACGACAAGATTGCTATTGTAGATACATCTGCTGTAGAAACAAAATCAATTACACGACAAGAGTTGTTTACCTCTGTAGCACAAATTAGTGTTGATGGTAACATTACTGTCGGTGGGTTAGTTGATGGTCGTGATGTAGCTGCTGATGGTATTAAACTAGACGGCATCGAAGTTGGAGCCACTCCAGATCAGACTAAAGCTGACATTGATGCCCTTGGTATTGATGCTGCTACACTAGGTGGTAATGCTGCTAGTTACTTTACTGGGTACACTGACACAGCTATTGCTAACCTTGTAGATACTGCCCCATCTACCCTTGATACTCTAAACGAACTAGCTGCTGCACTTGGTGACGACCCTAACTTTGCTACAACTATTACTGCTCAGATTGGTCTTAAGCTAGATGCCTCTGCTTACACTGCGGCTGATGTACTAACTAAACTTATTACTGTAGACGGCACAGGGTCTGGTCTTGATGCTGACACTCTTGATGGTATCGACTCTACCGGGTTTGCAACCGCTGCACAGGGTGCGCTGGCTGATACCGCCCTCCAAAGCCTCTCGGGCGAAAGCATTCAGAACCTATCTGACGTTGGGTCGATGACACCTGTTGACGGTGATGTCCTCATCTGGGAGGCGGCAAGCTCAAGCTGGAAATCTGGCGCTGTTGCGGCTGGCGCTTCGGGTGGCGCTACGGGTGGCGGCACTGACCAAGTGTTTTACCAGAACGATCAAGCGGTCACTACCGACTACACCATTCCCGCAGACAAGAATGCCATGTCTACCGGGCCTGTAACAATAAACTCTGGGGTGACACTGACAGTATCCTCCGGCGCAAGATATGTGGTGATCTGATATGAGCAAGATTGCATTAGAACCTAACGCTTCCGGCACTGGGGTATTCTCTATTGCCAGCCCTAACAGCAACAACAACAGAACGCTGACACTCCCTGATGCTGATGGTGCTTTGTTGACTGCTGCGGATATTCCTGCGGTAAACCCTTTTACGCTTGGGACTGCTGTAGCTTCCACCTCTGGCACCGCCATTGATTTTACAGGCATCCCGTCTTGGGCAAAGCGTGTGACTGTAATGCTGGATGGGGTATCTTGGGCCGCAAACCCCAGTAGACCGAGGATTATTCTAGGAGATGCAGGCGGGCTAGAGACAACTGGTTACTTGTCGGCAGCTTTTTTTGTGACAGGTGCCTCTATTATGAGCACCACTTTTGTCGATGGCTTTTACCTTTCCGATGTTTTTTCTTTTAATGCTACAAACGTTTTTAACGGGGCTGCTACGCTTACTAAGCTCAACGGAAACACATGGACTATAAGCGGTTCGCTTGCTGTAACATCGGGGAGTTATTTCGGTCCTAGCGGGTTTGGCGGCTCTAAAACTTTGTCTGCACCCCTAGATCGCCTTCGCATAGAGAGTACTCTTGGGGCAACCTTCGACGCTGG